TTGGAGGGGTTTTCGGAAAAGTTTGTGGGCCGGCCGGTGCTGATGGATCACGTATGGCGCGCCGGGAGTCAGACCGCCCGGGTGTACGCCGGGGAGGTGGAGGAGGCCGGAGAGGTCAAACGGCTTGTTTTGCGGTGCTATATGCCCCGGACGGAGAAAACGGCGGACACAATCCAGGCCCTTGAAGCCGGGATTTTGAAGGAGTGCAGCGTGGGCTGCGCGGTGGAGCGGGTTATATGCTCCATCTGCGGCGCGGACCAGGCGAAAACCGTCTGCAATCATATCCCCGGGCGGAACTATGACGGCCGTCTGTGCGTGATGGATCTGGATGGCGCCCGGGATGCCTATGAGGTGTCTATGGTGGCCGTGCCGTCCCAGCCCCAGGCGGGGACGGTAAAAAGCAAGCGGTACGGCGGGCAGGAGGCCGCCGTACCGGAGGACGAGGAGGCGCTCCGGATGGCCCAGGCCATTCAGGAGCAGGAAAAAATCAGATATGGAGGTATGTAAAACATGACGTATCAGGAATTGCTGGAGCTGAAGGCAAAGCGGGCCGAAAAGGTGCGGGAGGGGGACGCCCTCCTGGCGAAAAAGGACCTGGAGGGCCATAAGGCGCTGATTGCCGACGTGAAAAAGATGGGCGATGAGATCGACGCGGCAGAGGCCCAGCTGGCGGAGGAGGGCCGGTTTGCCCAGGAGGATACGGCCATGCTGGAAAAGCACCACAACATTCAGGCCCGCCGGGAGGAGAAGGCCAAGGGGGCCGCTGTGGACAGCATCCGCCGGAGCAGCGAGTATGCCCAGGCATGGGCCAAGGCTCTGCGCAAGGGCGTGAAGGTGGCCCAGGCCTGGGGAATGGAGGAATTCGCCCCGCTGACCAAGGCGCTGACCGAGACGGGGGGCACCCCGGAGGGCTCCGACGGCGGCTATCTGGTTCCGGAGGAGTTTGACCGGATTATCCACGAGTATGAGAAGGACCTTGTGGACCTGAGCCAGTTTTTCACCGTGGAGAACGTCCGGAGCCTGAGCGGCTGGCGGGCCTTTGAGAAGGGGGAGCGCAAGGCCCTGCCCAAGGTGCTGGAGATGGGGACCATCGGCAAGGACGACCAGCCGAAATTCGAGAAAATCACCTACACGGTGGAGAAGTACGGCGACCGGCTGCCGGTGTCCCACGAGCTGCTGGAGGACAATGTTTTTGGCTTGATGCAGTATCTGGGCGGCTGGTTCGGCCCCAAGTATGTGCTGACCAAGAACACCCTTCTGCTGGCTCTGCTGACGGGGCTGACCAAGGAAGCGGCCCTGACGGCGGGAAGCGAGGCGAAGGATCTGCGCCGGGCCATGATCACCCAGTTGAACACGGCCCACAGCGGACAGGCCGTTTTGCTGACCAACCAGAACGGATACGCGGAGATGGACGGCTGGGAGGACAAGAACGGCCGGTCTTTGCTGGTGCCCAATCCCACGGATCCCAACGTATACCGGTTCAGCGGCCGGAGGGTGGTCTATGCGGACAACGACCTGATTCCGGATGAGGGGGACAAGGCCCCCATCTATGTGGGCAATTTCAAGGCCTTGGGCACCCTGTTCGTCCGCAATGGCATTGAGGTGGCGGCCACGGACGTGGGCGGGGACGCCTGGGCTACGGACAGCTGGGAGCTGCGGGGCCTGTGCCGGATGACCGCCGTGGGCATTGACAAGAACGCGGCCTTTAAGGCTCCCGTTGGGGTCGCTGCCGCTGCCGCCGCTAAGACTGCCGCTAAGAGTTCCTCCCGTGTGTGAGCTGACGATGGAGCGCCGGGAGGCAATCATGGCCTACTGCCGGATTGACGAGCTGGCCCCGGAGGAAGCGCTGCTGTTTGAAGGGATTGTACAGGCGGCAATGGGGTACCTGGGGCCGGAGCCGGAGGCCGGCACTCCCCGGCGGGCCCAGTATGACCTGTGCGTGAACGCCATGGTGCTGGACGCCTGGGACCGGCGGGGAACTGCCGGGGCTGGAAAATCCTCTGTGGAGAATCCCTCTTTCCGGCGAATGATTAACCAGCTGAAGCTGACGTGAAGAGTGTAGCCATTCATGCAAGAGCAATCCGCCCCGTCAACATTGCCCTGACCCCGGTGATCAAATATTAAGCAGTAAAAAAGCCGCCCTCACGGGCGGCGGGAATTGACAAAATACGGCGCGTACTGTATGATTGGACGCAGAAGGACGCTGTTACATAAAGGCGGTTGGCCCACCGATCAAACCCCTAAGCAAATCTCAAACAGGGGGAGGTGGTTGCGGATGTGGAAAAACAGGATGCTCGCATTGGTGCGGTTCCTGGTATGTCTGGCAGTTTTGCTGTATGTACTTTCCCCAAAAGCGTGTTGACCGCCCGGCTAGGCCCCGGACGGTCAACGTAAGTTGACATAGGTTTTGGGTCAACCGCCAGTAGCAGCGCCCTTCTGTTAATATTATACGCAGCCGCCCCCGTTTTGTCAAGACGAGAAAACGGGGGCGGTTTTTTATGGAGGAAAAAGACCATGTACGTCAACGCGGGAGAACTGAATAAGCGGATTTCCATCTACCGCAAGCCGGAGCTGGACGGGGACGGCTATCTGCCCGAGGCGGCGGCGCCTGTTTTGGTCCATACCTGCTGGGCGAAATTCTCCCAGACCAGCGGGACGGAGCTGGCGAAGGCCAACGCAGACGTGGGAGAGGCCCGGGTCCGGTTCCTGATCCGGCACACCAGGAAGGAAATCGACCGGAAAATGTTTGTGCGCTATAAAAATCTGGACTATGAAATTCTCTACCTCAATACCTACGGGGACAGCGGAGAGTACATGGAACTCTGGTGCAGATGGCGGAGCGTGAAGGGGGGAGCCGGTGCTGGAGGATAAAATCAGGGCGGCGGTGGAGCCGCTGGTTCCGGTGTGCGTCCCGGATTTTTATACCGGGGAGGCAGAGGAATACTGCACGTTCAATTACAACGAGATACCCGCCGGATTCGGGGACAATGTCCCGCACCAGGTGCGGTACCTGGTGCAGGTGCACTGGTTCCTGCCGCTGAAAAAGCGGCCGCACCCCAAGAAAAAGGACCTGCGGCGGGCGCTGCTGGCGGTTCGGGGCTTTTCCGCGCCGGAGATCGTGAACGCGAACGATGAGCAGGGTCAGCACTACGTGTATGAATTTGAGGCGGTGGACGGGGAGGTGTAACGGATGGCGAGATTAAGTGTAGATGGCTTGGACGGCCTGATTTTGTCACTGGAGGAAGTAGCGGCAATCCCGGAAGATGTAGTCGCAGCTATGCTTGATGCTGAGGCCGAAATTGTTGCGCCAGAAATTCGGAAAGAAGCCGCGAAACTAGGAATGTATTCCGGATATGATACGCATGGAAATTCCAGAGACACTACGCCAGACAATACACTTTTAGGCCAGGAGCGTAGTTACTCTACCGGAGAATTAGCCAGGTCTGTCAAGGTCGGGAAGATGAAGACAAAAAATGCGCAGAGGCAAAAGTACATTTATTTTTCAGGCAGCAGAAAAAGAGGCAAGAGCAGAGTCAAGAATTCTGAAATAGCCTTTTTGAACGAGTATGGCACCCGAACGATTAACGCAAGAAATTTTATTTGGGTTGCAATCGAACGAGTAAAGGACCAGGCAGTAAAAGCATCGGCCAAGGTCTACGATGAATTTTTAAAATCAAAAAATCTGTAAAAATCTGCAAGGAGGGAAAATTATGGATTACGGAGCGAAGTACATCCGTTGGGCGCCGTTCGCGGCGGAGAACGCGGAGGAGGACCACAAGCTGCCCAAATACGGCCCCGCCGTGTCCCTGGGGTCGCTGAACAAGCTGACAGATAACCCGTCCTTCAACGAGGCCAAGGGCTACGGGGACAATGCGCTGAAGGTGTACGTGAACAAATTCAAGGAAAACGTGATTGCCGTGGAGACCACGGAGGTTCCCCGGGACGCTATGTCCGCCGTATCCGGCACCACCATTGAGGAGGGCGTCCATAAAAATATGCGCTTCCGGGACGCGGACAAGGCCCCCTATGGCGGTATGGGCTTCTACAAAAGCGCGCTTCTGGACGACGGCCGGGATGTGTGCCAGGGTATCTTTTTCCCGAAGGTCAAAGCCATGCTCCAGGGCACGGAGTACAACACCAACGGGGAGAACATCACCCTCTCCACCAACAAGCTCCAGTTCACGGGGGCCGCCGCCAGGAGCGGGGACTGGAAAATTGAATCGGAGTTCTTTGCAACGGAGGAGGAGGCCCAGGCCTGGGTTGACGGTATGTTTACCGGGGAGAGCACGGACATCGGCAAGGGCGAGATTGTGACGCCCCCGGAATCGGAGAGTTAAATGCGGACGGTAACGTTTGCCCTGGAGGGGCGGGAGTATCACCTGCTGCTCAACGGGGCGGCCTTGTTCAATATCTACGATTACTTTGGTCCGGACGTCCATATTACGGACCTGATCCAGGAGCCGGGCCGGGAGGGCTTTGGGAACCTCTGTTGGCTGTTTGAGGAGCTGGGCCAGCAGGGGGAGCTGTACCGCCGGTATCAGGGGTATGATCCCCAGCCCATACCCGACGCCGGGGCGCTGGAGGTGACGCTGCGCCCCCTGGACGCCATCCGGGCCAAGGGGGCCGTGATGGAGGCCATCGCCGCAGGTTTTCTCCGGGAGGAGGGGGAGTCCCCGAAGGAGATTGACAAGGGCCTTTTGGAGTTGGAAAAAAAAACGGGCGGAGGCTGACCCGGGCCCAGTACCTGAACGCGGCGGTGCAGTTTCTGGGTATGTCCGTATTGGAGGCGATGCTCCTGCCTGTCGGGGTGGTTTGGGATTTGGTGGAGCTGGAGATTAAGCGGCGGGGGCTGAAGCCGAAAGACAAATGAAAACCGCCCCCTGGCGGGGGCGGGGTGTTATTCGGCGTTCAGGCGGGCCTTTAAGGCTTCCTGGAGAACCTTTGACAGGCTGATTCCGGCGGCGGAGACCTGATCGTCCATCCATTTGGGAATGCTTACTGTGCGGCGGACCGCTACGCAATTTACTTAAAATTATTTTGGCGCAGACAGGTCAAAAACAGCAAAGGAGGCGGTAGGATGGCCGTTCGGACAATCACAACCCGGCTTGCGCTGGACGGGGAGGCCGAATATAGGGCGCAAGTTAAGAAAATAAATGAAGAATATTCGTTGTTTCGCGCCGAATTGGCCAAAGTTGACGCCCAATTTAAGGGACAGCTTAATTCTGTGTCGGCGCTGACTGCAAAAGAGGCGGCCCTGGCCAGCCAGGAGGACGCGCTGAAGAAAAAATTTGAGGCTCAGAGCGAAATGTTGCGGTGGGCCGAACAGGCGTACCAAAAATACAGCTATGAGGTGGAACAAAGCAGCGGAAAGCTGGAGCGGGCAAAAGCAAGGCTGGAGGAACTAAAAAAATCTACCAATGATACGTCCGCCGCTGAGGAGAAAATTACCGCAGAGATAAAAAAACATAAGGAAGCACTAGAAGCGTCTCAGCGCGGGTTCCAGCAGGCCGAAAATTCTATTAACAACTACCGGAAAGCGTTGAACTATACGCAGCGCGACCAGGCGGAACTGAGCGGCTCCTTATCCGACACCAGAAGATACTTGGAGGAAGCCAAGGCCAGCGCGGACGGAACTGCCAAGTCTATTGACGGCTTCGGGAAGGCGGCGGCGCAGACCGGCGGCTCTGTGGACGCTCTGGCCGCCGCCCTCCAGGCCGCCGGCGTGGCGGCGGCGCTGAAAGAAATCGCGGACGCAATCACCGCCAGCGTGGATTCCTCCATGGAGTTCGAGACCGCGATGGCCAATGTAAACAAGGTGGCCAAGCTCAGCGATGAGGAACTCTCCGGGATGGCGGAGCAGATCAAGCAGCTGTCCACCGAAATGCCGGCCACTACCAGCGAGATTGCCCAGGTGGTGGAGGCGGCCG